ACAATAGTGATAGTCCCCTTCTCATACAGGGAAATGAAATCTTCTATCTCAGAAAGAAATTCGTTTGTTACGTTGAGCATTTTAGTTTCATTATACCCCCCTCGTTTCAATCTTTCGCATGATTGTTATTCTTTTTCCACCTGGCGGTTCTGCTATTTGTAACTGATACGCCGCAGAATCTAGCACATCGTCATTGGCACCTTTGGGGAAAACAAGCATTTCAGATTCAAGGTCAGTACACATACCCTGTAGGTGGTAGACCTTCCCGAATGAGTACCGTGGTATAAGCCCACGGATTCTCACCTCTTTCATCGTGTTGTTATGTTTTAGTGGGACAACGTTGGGGAACGAGTTACGCTTCTGCATCTCTTCTCTCAAAAACGGCTCAATTACAAAGGAAAATGCGCCCTCTTCAACGCCAATCTTCTCAAAACCCTCTTCGTGAAGCGTAAATATCAAGTCGATGATACCCCTCCCATCGAGTCTGTACCGTTCTGCTCTGAAGTGCCATTCGTTTAACTCGTTTACATAGTTTCTAGTGACACCAGTGTAATCAGAGCCTTCGGATTTCTTTAAAGCCGTGTCAATCGTGGCAAACTTTCTAAGATTCATCTTCTCAAGTTCACTGTACTGACGTGTCTTAAACCATTTATCCTTGAACTCCCTGTTAGCGTCATCTACGGGGTGCTGTTGGTACAGGGCAGAAAATTCATACGGGCCAAGGGTGTTTTTGATATCTGTTAGCTCTTCAATCGAATATCGCTGAGGCCATAGTGCTTCCCCCGCCTTTCTATGCTCTTCATCAACTTCTGCAATGGCTTTTAAGGTAAGACGAACCCATTTAGCGTCGCCAAGCCCGTTCTTTTTAAACTCTTCAAATGTAATCCATTTCTCCTTGCCCTCCCCCTCGGTAAGCCTGCCGATAATGTCGTTTTGGTGCCATCTTGTATGCATTACGCACATTCTCCCATTCGGAGACAGACGAGTACGAGCTACAGAGGTAAACCACTTCCAACGCTCATCTCGAATAAGTTGCGAGTCAGCTTCCTTGCGGTCTTTGAGTGGGTCGTCAATTATGAAAAACTCTGCCCCCTTACCTGTTAGAGAACCGCCAACACCTGCGGCGTTATAAGCACCTTTCCCGTTAGTGTTCCACTTACCCTTTGCTGTAGAGTCGGGTGCAAGGCGCGTGTCAAATACGTTTTGGTATGCTTGTGTTTCTATAAGGTTTCGTGTCTCGCGCCCGTGGTCTGTTGCAAGGTCACCTGAGTATGAAGCAACAATGACTGAATTATCTTTATCCTTCCCCACTACATACGCTGGAAACAGTTGAGACACGTGGACGGACTTTGAATGGCGGGGAGGGGCTTCAATAAAAAGAAAGCGTATTTCGCCCCTATGTAAATAATCTAGTGCTTCACAGATAAGCTCTGTATGCCAGCTTTTTTGATACCCGTCGTAAATGTACGGGGCAAAGTGTTTGAAGTGACGACGAGCTAACTCTCTACGAGCTAGTTCCCTCTTCGCTTCCTGCGGCGAGATTTTCAAGTTCTGCATCTGTTGTGTCTTTCAAATTAAATAGGTTTTTCCCATTTGAAGTGAGGTCGTTATGGTACTTGTCTTGCCAACCAAAGTTATTCTTTGCGTTAAAGATTACACCAGTTTGGTTTTTCCCTAGAAACATATATTCTTCAACGTATTTTTCAACTATTGCCAACGCTCTTTTAAGCGAGTCAGAATATAAATGTTTCTCTTCGTCTTTGGTACCTTCTGGATATACGGGGTCATACTCTCCATTCTTGTATACCATCAATGTTTGACGGTTTGTGTCAAGCGCTAATGCAAGCCCCGACATGGTTAAAGGACGCTTATAGTGTCCTGGGTTTTCGGGGTCTTCACAAGACTTAAAATAAGCGTCTATCTTTTCGTTCAGTTCTTGAACAGTTTTGAATTTCATTGGTCGTCCTGCCATAGTCTGTAGATTATACCATAAGATTTTTGATTTCCTCCTTTGCTTCTGGGTCGTATTCTTTGAGAAGGTTTCTGAGTACGTAGTCTAGCTTCTTTTCCGTGTATCTTGAAGAAAGGGCGTTCCTACCACATTTCGCGTTGCAGTGGATACAAAAGTTTCCTGCTATTTCATAGTGAGTTATTGTTTGGGGGAGAGATTTACCACAGACAACACAGTTTTTCTTTACCTTGTGGCGGTATTCACTTCTTGGGATAAGCCTTCTTACTGTGTCGGTGGTTGACATTTAGTCCATATAAAACCCAGTTTCCCTTAGTCTTTTCTTGATTGCATTGAATCTGTTTATTTCTTCGCGGATTTGTTTCCAGGTATAAGAGAGTTTACGGATTTTGAAGATTTCTTCTTCCCGTTCGGGTTTTGTGCGGGCTATATATTCTTTAAAAAGTTTCTTTTCATCTTCTCATGTGTAACTAAATAGTGTTGAGGGGGCTTGGGTCTGGGTTCGGCTTACATTATCACCACGGCGAGCCTGTGTGGTTTTTCTCCTTATTTTCACCCAGAACTAAACCTCCTAACTGATAAGTGGGCTTGCGGGGAAGGCTCTATCGCAGTTGAGAGTCATCATCTTTAGGATTTGCTCCCCTTGGATTTTTAATTCCTACTCGTTTGCAACCGAGTGAGCCTTTTATCCGTAGAAACTGCATCCCCCGTAAACCCGCTTATCTTTGTAAAAGAACTGAAATCTATAGGCTCACGGGATTTTGAGAACTAGATTTCTCTGGCCGCGTTATTCTTTGTATTACCGCGAATCCCACGAACCTATTGATTTCTAAGGAACTGTCTAGGGGAGATTATAGCATATTCAGGTACTTCATGCAGTCAATTATTGCTTGGGAAAGTGGATAAATTTGCTTTTCTTTTGAGAGGAGTTTTTGCCAGCGTTCTTCGCCAAGCCACTTTTTCATAAACAAAGTGTATTGTCCGTCCCACCCCTGCTTTTCTACACGTTGTTTTTGGTATTCGTAGCCGAGGTCTTTTGATTTGAAGTGATGATACCAGCAAAGGGCTATGAGATTATCGGGGTCGTATCTCGTTGCTTTGTGGGCGCGTCCGATGTAGTGAGAGCATTGGAGTTTCTTTATGTCGGTTACGGTGCAGTTAGGAAACATACATTTTCCGTCCCTTTCTCTAACGTGGAGAGATATTTCGTCATCGGCACGTTTCATTGACCATATTCGTGAGCCTAATTGCTTCTTTGCGTGTTTGCGTAGTTTGCGCTGAGATGCCCTTAATTTCGCTTTTACGGCGTTGTTCGCACCCTTTTTACTCCATACACGGGGCTTTCTCTTAAAACCTGAGCGTTTCATCGGTGTACCGCTACCCACTCTTCAAATAACTCATACCCGCACCATGCGTAGTGTTTTCCACTTAATACTTTAGGTTTGCACCAGCAGGAAAGTGAAGGCTGGTGTGAAGAGTTAGGATAATCGTGCAACAGTTTGAGTGGATTGGTTTCAGTTTTCATTGACAGGTTTCACAAATATCTGTGGTACCCTCCCATACTCTGAGTTTGGAGAGGTCTATGTCAGTTGGTTGTGCTTTGTCGTCTACAGTTTCGGTGTTTTCTGTGTCCATCGTGTTAATTATATCACGCTCTATAACTTGGAGAGGGGTCTATACGCTCGGGGTCGTGGGGAAAATTAACGTACTCAACGCCCCAATTCTTTCCTAAAATCTCCATTAAGTTTTCGTGTATTGCGTTTATCTCTTCTATCTTCAAAAGTTCGGCGGTGCTCTCTTTTCCGTATTTTGCTTTTTGTACGGGCTTCCAGAGATTACTTTTGACGCTTTCGGGTGTCCACCATATTTCGGCTTTGATTACTTTCTTCATGTCTAACCCTTGCTCGTTGAGTTTGTCGGAGAGGATACGGAAAAAGGCGTGGAGGGCGCGATTCTGCTGTGAAGTACGTTGGGTCATACCACGCGCTTACGCTTAGCAATATCCGCGATTTCCCCTCTTAATTGTTCCGAAGGATTAAAAGAAGTTTCCTTACTTTCTTTCTTACCTACCTCCCTACCTATGCTCCCGTCTGGTATACCAATGGTAGCCAACCTATAAACCCCGCCACTGTCAGCCGTTATTTGCTTAATTTCCTCCCTATGGGTAGTCGGGCGGTATCTGTCGGAGCGTATGTAGTTATTAACTTTCCAGTGCTTCACTACCATTACGCCGTTCTCAAAAGGTAAAAGGAACTTCTTAGAAAGTAGGATTTTTAGGTCGTCATCGTTTGAACTTACGAGCCGAACCACCTTTTTAGGGTACACAAACCCGTCATCGTCAGCGTGCATACCTAAGTGAAAATACAACGCTTGTGTGCTAGACGGCATGTCTAGGAACGGGTCGCTATTAACTATCTCGGTGCTGAACATTCGTCTAGCCATACATTTACTTAAAAAGCCCCACGCGGATTGCACTACGCGCAGAGCCATTTAAATAAACGAAGTGTGCAATCTTCATACGTCAATCCTATCACACTGAATGGGGGTGCAACATGATATCCACAGCCCAGACAGTGTTTATGGGTTAGCGTAAATCCACCTTACGTTGCTCTTTATAATCGTTTAGTCTTTTCCCAGATACAATATCCTCATAAGTGTTTTTGGGTAAGCGGAATGTACAGTCTTTCTTTTTGCAATAAATGAGGGAGTTATCACGTTTCCAGTATACGCGTCTACCGTCTACGGGGCATTTGTTTTCTTTCAGGGCATCCCATACGAGGTAGTTGAGTGCGGGGATGAGAACGGGTTGGATTACCTTCCGTTTTTTAACGACACGGACGTTGATGTGAGAAAAGTCTAAACCCATATTTCCCTAGCCCTGCCCGTTGATTCATCTAAAACAAACTTACGGGTGAGGGGTTGTTTCGGGGCTTCTACTAAACGCCACTCCTTGCTACCCCCAGCGTGGTAATTGTGTTGTCGGCATTTTCGGCTTTCTAGGTTGTAGCCCTTGTCGCGCAAATCACAAAGTCTTCGGCGCGGGTCAGCCATAAATAGGCGGTACATATCCGAGGTGCATGTCCATTCGTTGTTTTGGAGGAGGTCTAGGATTTTGTTTGTTTGCGCGAGCTTCATGTCGGCTTTGTATCTAGTTTTTTCTTTATATCCTCAATGGCGCACCCCAACTCACTTATAGTTCCTTCGTAGTCTCGAAAATCGCGCCCTGCTGTCAAATAGCCCACGTTCACAAATATCTGTTCCCATGTAGGTATCTGTGGTTCACCTTCGTTTCTATATGAGTAAGGTTGCTGTGCTTTGTACCAAGCAAACGCCTTTGCAAACTCTCTTCTGCGAAGTTGGTCTTCCGTAAGATACTTTTCGCATTGGTGCTTTAGGTCAGCATTTGCAATAATGAGTTCTTCTTTGGTTATCTTGTTTTTCATTTTGCTTCCTCAATTATTTTACGAAGTGCTGGTGCGTCTTTTATGTTCCACTTACGAGCGAGGCGGGCTATTTTAATAAAGTGCTTCGGCTCTAGGCGGTGTCCGCACGGCTTTAATTGGCTATTCATGGGGATATAGTACCACGGGGCTAGCGATAGCGCAATAGATAGTTTGTCCACACCCCTCACTATGCTTTGTTGACACCGCTAGCGCGAGGGTGTATACTTCCTAAGTACGACATTCTGGTTACGACTGGGGTACTCGTACAAGGGGTAAATGGGCGGAGTAATCAAAAAAATATCTACTTCCGCCCCGTATCCCCGCATTAAAACCTTAATTAAAAAATATGAACTACGACAACTATGACGATTACAAAAAACCAGAACTGTATATCTATGCGGTCATTGCAGTTGGACTCTTCCTTTTCTTCGGACAATTCTTCCTTGGGCTTGATTGAAAACGTGAAGCTCTACAAGAGAATGGAAAAAGAACGCATGGTATTACTAGCGAAAATATTTAAAGAAATATATGGATGAAACAAAAATAGAGACGGCGTTAATCTTTCTGAATAACGGCGACTTCCCTAACGCTCACGCACTTATAAGGGGAATGGATACCGAAGAATCAGCACACTTGTTTAATCAGGTATCGCTTGAAACGGAAATGAATTACGAAGCATGGGAAAGTCAGCATAGGGAAGCGTTGCCGGCGGATTCACAGATAGATGAAATAACACAAAATATATGACACAAATAACTGAAATAAAAAGAGAAATTGACTTGCAGGTTGCAGACCAAAATACGCTCAATACCTTGCTTTCGACGACATTCAAAGGACTTGCGCCCTCAAACGTAAAGCCAGCAATTCTTGAAGGAATGTTGCGCGGGTTTCACTTTGAGGACTTTCTTAAAAAGAACGTATACGCAATTCCTTTTCGGGACGGCTACTCACTCGTAACGTCGATAGATTACTCTCGCAAGGTGGGGCAGAAAAGCGGTATTGTCGGTACAGACGCACCAGTATTTACCGAGGACGATTCAGGCATAAAAACCTGCTCTGTTACCGTCCACAAAAAGACGGGCGACCATGTAGGTTCATACACCGCAACGGTATACTTTGACGAATACACCACGAAGAAGAATCTATGGGTTACAAAGCCCCGTACCATGATTGCTAAGGTTGCTGAAATGCACGCACTTCGTAAGGCTTGCCCCGAAGAACTAGCACAGGCATACGTTCAGGAGGAAAAGGAAAAAGAGGTTGTGCAAGTACCTGTAATAGACCTAACGGCATACGAAACAAAACTGAACGAAGCAAAAACGCTTGATGAAGTAAAGAAGATTTGGGCAGATATGCCAGTTGAAGCAAAGGAGAAACTCAATCCATTAAAAGAAGAACTAAAGAAAAAATATGAAGGTTCTTAATTTTGAAACCCGCGAAGATTGGCTCTCTGCTCGTAGGGGGAAGATTACAGGCTCTCGCGTAGGCGATGTCATCACAAAGCGCGGTACGGGCAAAAAAATAGGCTTTTATGAGCTTATAGCCGAACGCCTTGGTATCCCCGCTGATGATGAGGACGCAATGGCGCGTGGCACACGACTTGAAAGCGAAGCGATAGAAAGGTTTATTGCTGAAACAGGTAAAAAGGTAGACACCTCATTGAAGTTGTGGGTACGCGAAGATAACGAAAGTATCGCCGTATCCCCTGACGGCTCTATCGCAAAAACAGAGGCGGTTGAAGTGAAGTGTCTATCTTCGGCACGACACATTGAGGCACTTATCACGCAGGAAGTACCGAAAGATTACGCAGACCAAGTTACACAGTATTTCGTAGTGAACGATAAACTAAAGAAATTGTACCTCGTCTTTTATGACCCTCGCCTTGTTGCAAAACCGTTCTTCTTTCTAACTGTTACAAGAGCAGAAGTGCAGGAGAAAGTAACCGAGTACCTTGAATACGAGCAGACAATTTTAGCAGAAGTTAATGAAATAGTTAATAAATTAACCTTTTAACCATGACAAAAAGATACGACATAAGCAAGCCTAGAAAGTACGTTAAAGACGGAGTAGAAAAGACTTATTGGGACAGAGTAGGAGAAATGGTTGAGTTTGAAAAGCAGGGCGGTAGCGTGAGTAGAATTATCAAAATTCCCGCAATAGGACTAGAAGCAAACGTGTTCCCCGTGAAACCGAGAGAACAGGCGACACCAACAGTAGCAAAAGACGATTTACCGTTTGATTCTGAAAGAGCGAGCGACATTCCTTGGTAACCATGCCAACCTACGACTACACTCTCTGCACTTCCGCTTGTGGCAAAGAATACGATTGCCCGCACGAAGAAGCGTTTGACCAAGAACACGGTATCAGACGCTGAAAGTTAGACTTTACTATTAAGTGTGAATGTAAAGAGGTATGAACAGGCCCACCGCGATTTTATCTTCTCTAGGGACAGGATATTTCTTCGGGATGTGGCTAGAAAGTTTTTCGGCAGGAGTTTTTATGTTCCTCTTTCTCTCAACATTAGCCGTAATCAAAACAATTGAGTAACATGACCCCCGACACAATAAACGTATGACACTAAAAAGCCTTATTCAGTTACTAGAAAAGTTACCACAAGACCTCATTATCCGTAATGGTTTTGCTTACCCTCATTCGTGGCGCGGTATTTATGAAGAACTTTCTTTTGAGCCGACTGAAAACACGAAAGTTTCGGACATGCTTGCAGAAGCCAAATCAGCAATAGGTAAAAGTTTTGTGGGATACAAGGGTGGTGATTTCGTGATGGACGAAGAAACTCGTGTGCATTTCTCAAACTATGGAGATAGTGAAGATATGTCGGGGAAAGTTTTTTGTTCAATCGTGGAGTCGCTAACAGACTTTCTTCAGATTAGCCCGAATACAAAGCCCTAGAGTTCTTTATTAGTACGATTAATTAAAAATTATGGATAAAAAAAATAACACAGGTTTAGAAAATACGGGTTACCGCAACTCGGGGGGCTACAACTCGGGGTACTACAACTCGGGGAACTGGAACTCGGGGTATTTCAACTCGGGGAACCGCAACTCGGGGAACTGGAACTCGGGGTATTTCAACTCGGGGAACTGGAACTCGGGGTATTTCAACTCGGGGAACCGCAACTCGGGGAACTGGAACTCGGGGTATTTCAACTCGGGGAACTGGAACTCGGGCTTTTTCAACACCAACTCACCCGACAAAATCCGTATCTTCAATACGTGGGTAGAAATGACGCACGAAGAGTTCAACCAAAAATACAACATTTACGCCGACATTCCCCTCAACCGTTGGATAGATATAAAAGATTGCACCGAAGAAGAAAAAACAAAGGAGTGTAGAGAAATGGGTGGCTATCTCAAAACCCTTCCGTTCAAAGAAGCGTTTGTCATTTGGTGGAATGAAAACCCTGGCAGACATAACGACTTCCTATCACTCCCCGCATTTGACGCTGATATTTTCTTTGAAATCACAGGCATAGACGTACGCAAAAAGGAAATCTCCCTCAAAGGCAAGAAAGTGAAAGTAGAATTAGACGGGGTGAGTTATACAGCAACGATTGATTAGTGTAGTGAAATGATATGGGTGTAATTAAATACGGAAAGGTTCTTATCCACGGAAACTTTGCAACAGCAAAGCGGTACAAAAACGGCAGACCAAGAAATTGGATAGACAGAGACTGGAAAGCAATCGTTCCGTATCCGTTCAAATGGAGAGACAAACTAGGAAAGGTGAATTGTGACTGCGTTGAGGTAGTGGAGGCGTACCAACCGTACTACGGTACTAGTTGGTATCACTCAGACGAGTGTTCAATGATGAGACATATAAAAAAGTACCCACAAATCCACAACATCTTAAACGTGAGTTCTTTAATAGCTCAAACTGACTGACATGAACACCCCACTTCAAACCTTAGTAGACGAGTTGGAAAAAGAGTTTGAGAAACGCTTAGGCGGTTTTATAGCAACACAAAGTAAACGTGAACAACAAGACAAGGACAATGCATGGTTTCGTAAAGCCCTCTCAAAAGCATATATCGCTGGTTTAGAAGAAGCAGGGAGAATGGCGGAGAAACAGAAAAAGGCAGTAACGGAATGTAGGCACTCACCGAGCGACTCTTGTGATAGCGATTGTGCAAGCCAAGAATGGGATTTAGGAAGAAATGACGGACTCACCTCCTTCATTGCTGACATTAAAAAGATAACGGAGGGGGTATGAAAGGATGTTGCAAAAGGTGTTACACCAACTATACGACAGATGACTACCCAGCTCACGAAACACTTGATGCATGTTTTAATTTGAATTGTATCTGTCATCAACCCTGTAACAACGAGTGTCATTTTCAGGAGCCGTACGGTTTTGTGCCAGAAGCAGGATGTGAAATACATGAAGCCCACATTACTAACTTAGGGGAGGGGAGATGAAAGACACACTAGAAACCATTTTCCTTTTGAGCACCATCTTTGTGATGGCACTTGTTGCCCCTCTATTGCTAGGCGGAATTATGCTCGCTGTCTTTAGTCCCTTTATCTTAATCGTATATTTGATATTGCAGGCGGTATGAAAAAGAAAGTAACTAAGAGAGGTAAGAAACCAAAAAATCCATTAGCAGGAACCACCAGAGCTGTTGAAGTCAGCGAGGTTGGGCGAATAGTGTTCGACAAGTTTGAGGACGGTGTGCGGTTCATTGTCGTGCGTGGACCTGCTTCGTGGTGCGCCTATGCGGGTATACCAAAAGACCACCCGCTTGCAGGATTCAGTTACGACGACCTGATGGGAGTAAATGCACACGGTGGGCTTACCTACGCAGGGAATGGTGTTACGGGGAGTCCTGACGGGTACTACTGGTATGGGTGGGATTACACCCACCTTGGAGACGTTTCTGTGTATGACCACAAATACGGGAAAGACCGCGTGAGTGAAGAACACGATTGGACGATAGATGAAGTAGTGAAAGACTCGTGGAGTGCGTTGTATGACATCAAAAAAATGGCTACTTTAGCAGAGAAAATCAGAGCGAAATGAAACCAAAACCAAGAATGAAGGTGGTGAAGGCTTGGTGTGTAACCTACAACACGGGTGAACTTGTAGAGCGTAAGCGTAGATACGGTTCAGAGGTGTGGCTTGATAGAAACGACGGTTATATGATTTTTGCGGAAAAAACTGATTACGACGGAAACCTTACTCCCTGCACCATCTCCTACCCCATTAGTAGTAAGAAGAAACAAGTATGAAAGGTGAACTAAGGTACATAGACTCAAAAACCGCCATAGACTTTTTGTTGCCACGACACTATTCGGGGCGTAAACCACAAATAAGTTTAGCGTTTGGGTGGTACTTTAGTGGTGAGTTAAAGGCAGTATGTACGTTTGGGAAGCCAGCAAGTAACTCTCTATGTGAAGGGATTTGTGGGAAAGAGTATTCAAATGTGGTGTACGAACTTAATCGCCTATGTCGTGTAGATGACCTACAAGAACCATTATCGCAATTTGTAGGGGCGTGTCTTTCCCGAATAAAGTTCGGCAAAAATTGGATAGTGGTTAGCTACTCAGATACAGGTATGAACCACAACGGATACATTTACCAAGCAACTAACTTCCTATTCACTGGGACTACGAAGCCAAGAACAGACAAGTACACAGAGGGTAACAAGCACTCACGTCACTACGAAAAGGGTATCGAAGAAAAGTACAGGAAAGTGCGAACAGCTAAAAACAGGTATGTATTCTTTGCAACTACCCATAAGCCAACTAAGAAAAGGTGGCTCGCAAGTCTTAAATACCCCATACTCCCATACCCTAAGCAAAAGAATAAAAATTACAAGTTGGGCGAGTTTCAGACAGTATCACTCATAAAAGTATGAAGCCAACCATTAGCACCCCTATAAAGAACGGGGATAAAAAATGAAACGGCTTACCTAAATGGTATAATAAAGAAAATGGGACAAGAAACGGTACATCTTCGTCCAGACAACTTTCAAACGTGGAAGTGTCCTGTATGTGATTATAATGGGATACCAAGGAGTACGGCGGGGTGTCCTAGAAAGTTTTGCACGGGGAGAAGACCCGCCGAGTTTCATCCACCTAAGCCATAACTTATGGAATACGAACTAGCAAAAAAGTTGAAGGATTCGGGGTTTCCTCAAACTTTTACAGGTGAGTGTGGGAGTGGTTGTAACGTCAGTAACGAAGAAAATACTGACTTCGTATACTGTCCAACCCTCTCCGAACTGATTGAGGAAGTAAAAAAACACAGACTCAAAATAACTATAAACGGTTTTGAGAACCATTGGTCGGCACATTGTTCTACAACAGAATCTGCCTCGGGTTCTTCACCTGAAGAAGCCGTTTCTAAACTTTGGCTTGCGCTTAACGAAAAATGAAAGAATCAGCCCCCCGCAAAACCCGTAAAGCAGGAAGAGGTAACTACAAAGCACTTTTACATTTACTGGTTACTCACCAAAACAAAGTTGGAGAGGCGTTACCTAAGAAGAAAGGTATAAAGAAATGAACTACACTTTCCCAAAAGGTACTAAACTTATCTGCCGTTGGGTGGATATAGTAAGCGAACCTAACTGGAAAAAACTAGACGAACTAGACGCGCCGCCGATTATAACGACAATCGGTTTTTTTATGGAAGTAAAAGTCTGCCACACTAAGGAATGTTTGGTACTTGCAGGGTCAATCGGACAAGATGATGAAATTGGAAACGCCGACACTATCCCCGTAGGTACGATTATTTCTTTAGAGGAGATACTGTGAAAGAGCGTGATATTGCTCGCCAAAAGGATGTTCTTGAAAGCCGTAGGCCCAAGGTTTTATACGTGGATATCGAAACAAGTTACGCGGTAGGTACGTTTTGGGGTAGCAGAATGTGGAAGACAGACATTCTTGATGTGATTCAGGAGTCCATGCCTATCATGGTTGGGTATATGTGGGAGGGTGATAAAAAAGCCCGTTCCTTTTGTCTGAAGGATTTTAAAGGATATAAGCCTGGATTATTCAACATCGACGACAAAGCGTTAGCTGAAAGGACGCGAGATTTGTTAAACGAAGCTGATGTGGTTGTTGGACAAAATTCCCAAAGTTTTGATGTCCGTATGCTCATGGCAAGGTTTTGGCATCACCGTATCCCCGCCCCCGATGGTTTTGACCAAGAGGACACCAAAATCCGCGCAAAAAAGACTTTCTACCTTGCTAGTTACAAACTGAAACACATGGCGAAGTTTGCGGGGGTAAAACAAAAGACAGACCCTGGCGGTATTAGAGCATGGGACGATGTAATAAAACACGGCACAGGGTGGGAGAACATGAGCAAGTATTGTAGGAATGATGTTGAAACCACCCGCGAACTCTTTTTAAGTATGAGAGGGTATGTAAAGAGTAAGGTAATCGCAAACCTCTTCACCCGTAAACCATACCACTGTCCGAACGTTACCTGTATGGCAAGGGATTATCAAAAAGCAGGTAGACGAGCAACTAAAACAGGCTGGAAGCAGAAGTTTGTGTGTATGGTATGCGGAACTCGCTGGCTTGGTGCTTTGGAGAAAGACGATTCTAAACTTAATATAACAATGGCGTGAAAAAAGAACGTACACCACATGACGCGGCGAAAGATGTTGCCTATCAAATCTCGCTTATCAGAATGAGATGGGAAGCCTATAAAGCAATACAGGCAGGTGGTACATATTCAGTGGGGAATAAGAAGATTTATGATTCACTCCGCAAAAGACTTGCTAGAATGTTCCAAGGTAATGAAGAGAAATTATCAAGGTTTAAGTTGTTAGAATGAAACTATCAAATCCAGTAAAAGACTTTAAGCCAGCTCTGTACCCGCAGGGGGATGTGACTCAATGGTTCGGAGAAAATAAGCAACTCTATTCTTCGCTCTGTCCCTCCCCAGGTGTTTGTATGACGGGGGGACATAACGGTATCGATATAGTACGTCCCCATGGAGAACCTATCTATTGCGTAGAGTCAGGCATAGTCGTTGAAGCACTTGGTAAAGAAACGGGCTATGGTACTCACGTTAAGGTGCTTTCTGATGAGGGTAGAGAATGGACATACGGACATCTTTCAGCAATAGATAAGGATTGTAATCTTGGTCAACGCATTAAGGCTGGTCAGTTGATAGGCAAAATGGGCAATACTGGCTTTGTGGTTTCGGGGGCAACGCCCTTTTGGAAAGCAAATCCATTTGCTGGTACACACCTCCACTTAGGCTATAGGAATGTTAAAAAATGGGAAGGTGTAGGACAGTGGAGTGTCACATATCTTTCGGGTACACCGAATGAGATACGAGCTGTAGTGCAGGATTACGGCAATGGAGCCTTTGGTGCACAGCCTATTTCACCTGAAAGTTTCGCAGCGAAACAGCCAACAACCGACACCCAAACAATAGACCTAACCATTCAATCACTTCTTAATGTAGCCCTTGACCTAGAAAAGAAAGGCAACCTCGCTCAGGCAAAGATAGTCAGAGCGGTAGCTGGGGTGGTAAGAGCGTTTATGGTATAATACCCGTGTGGGTAATCTGGGTGCAGAATAGCGTACCATTTTCAATCTCCTATTATCTTCCCACCCTGTTTTGTTCTGAACGACCACAGAACAAACTAACCACAACAAAACCCCCTTTCGGGGGTCTTTGTTTAGTTGTGTCGCCTAACCTATGCGTCAATTAGGCGACCACATGTCCATAAATGCTGCCTTCCTTTCATTATTTGGCTAACTAGGAAGTTAAGGCTGAAGTTTGGGTTCTGTGCCTGTTCTTTAGTAATTGTGGGATTAGATGGGAGATGGATTTGCACCAACCCCCACGAATCTTCTCTAAGTCCCCCTGATACTATCCTACTTTGTAGCAATGGGTCTAATTCGTTATTCTCACACAAAACAATTTTAAGTGCGGTGTCTGATACTTGAGTGTCTCCACCAGAAAACTCAAGCAGTAGATGTTTTATTTCTTCAAGCCTTTCTGTTCTTGTTCCTTGCCATACATCCTCTTCATGCGTAGGAGATTCAGCATAAGCAGGGTTAAGAAAAACAAGGCTAATAAGAAGCGCAGAGACAAGTTTTTTCGTAAGCCTATAATTAGGGATTACTTTCGTTTCTCACTACACTTACGCTAAATGCTTCCACTCGACCAGAGTGGTAGTGTAGGTTGCCTTACAGGACACCGCCGACCTTACCCCCGCTATCAGTAACAAAGTTTTTGACTAAATAAGCAAGGGCGGCATTTACTGCCAAAAACCCTAGCTGTGGAAAGTCAAAACACGCCACTTCAAGACCGCAGACACTAAGTGACTGCTGTACAGAGCCAAGAACGACGACTAAAACTGCAACAACAAGACCATTTACATAGTCTCGCGTATTGAGTGTGAACATTTTGCTGTTCATATATGAATTATACCTTATTTATTAAGCCTTTTATAAGTTACGCACAGGCTACCTTTCCTTGTAAATTGGGGCGTTTATCTTCCGCAGAGCGTCTGCGATACGGTCAGCCATTTGAGCCAAGCCCTCTAAAACCTTATCCCCAACCCCAATAGTGTTTCTAACAAATATACCCGTCCAGTAGGTATCAGGGTCAACTGCCCCAAAATAGCCATTGTTAGGTAGAGAGTGTTGCCAATCCGAGCCTGTTTTCATTTGAAAGACGGGCTTTAATTCGAGGTGTAGATGGTCGCCTGTCGAATAACCCGTTGAGTCACACCAGCCGATGAGTTGCCCCTGCTTAACTGTGTCTCCCTTTCGACAGTATAGAGATATTAAATGCCACATGCGTACCTTAAAATACTCCATCTCCCCCGTCTCTTTACAGAGGTACTTTCGTGAGGTTACTAGCCCAATACCAAGCCCTCGCGCAGCTTCTGTTGAGGTTTCTTCTATAAAGCCGTCCACGGGGGCATACAGCGGTGTCCAACGCTTACAGGGTATGTCTATGCCGTTGTGTCCTAACATTTGACTGTATACGCTTCTGTACCCAGGAGGACAAATCCCAGGGTTAGCCATTGTTTTCTTGTTATCGTCTGAGATACACGTTTTGTTCTCACCAAAGTTTTGAGAACGCCCCCAGTTGACTATAGGATTGTGTAGGAATTTGTATTCGCCCATAAGTATTTAATTTTAGATTTAAGCACTCAGAGAAGCCGCGAGTGCTGCCTTATTCTTAGCGTCCTTTAGTATCTTTCCTGCTGTGCCTGTTGTGTTATACGATGAAAGGTCTGCTGTCCACGGGTCTCCAGCCGTTCCAGCCGCGTTCATCTTTTCACCCATAGTTCCGCTCTCATTATAATCAGCGGCAACAGCACCCCACACGCCAGCAACAATAGACTGTACTGTAGCCTCAGATTGATTGACGTAAATGTTCGCCTCCATGTCTAGATTTCCTTTTAGGTTTGATGTCAGTGTCCCCGTACCCGAGAGCGAAGCCACAAGGGGTATAAGTAGAGAAAGAGACCCAGAAAGGTTACCTGAACCAGCAAGAGAAGCCGCAAGTCCAAGCGTTGCCGCCATACTTGCGGTAATAGTTCCAGAACCAGCTATGGTGGCTATAAGTGACGCTGTAATCGAAAGATTGCCACTTAAAGAACCAGAGCCAGAGAGGTCTGCGGTCATGGTCTTACCCAATGAGAAAGAACCTGTAACCTCGCTTGTTCCTGTAATGTATGTAGTAGCCGAAAGTTCCCCACCCTCTATGGCGAGTCTGAATGAGTACGGAGGTTCTGTTCCTGTCGGGATACTTGCGTTACGCAACCTACCAGCGTCAGCCTCTGATGTATAAAACATCATTACAGTTGACGGTTTAATGTACGAACCCCGATGACTCGTGCTAACCAAGAGCCTATTCGGATTTTTGTTTAGTATCGAATAGTTACCTAGCAACATACATCAGTTCCATACAAAATCTATGAAACCAGTGATTGTGGAGTTTGTTGGTGTAGCCGCGCCCGAGATAAGCACCCAGTACAGTGCCGCGCCATCGTAGACACGTGGGAGTGAAGGCACTTCGTAGAGTGCGTTTCGCTCTCCTGGCACACCTAGGGTCGTTACTGGTACTCGATAGAGTTCTTTGTATAGGGCAACAGAGTACGAGCCTGAGACGTATGATGTGGCGTTCTGTATGGTGTTAATTTCAGCAATACCTGAGTCACCGTTCTGGCGTGGTACAGCAAAGTTGTACTTACCAGCTGCGGTTGCACCAGTGTGGAGAATGTGAGAGTTTGAAGCCGCCGTCTTTCCTACTGGCAACACTGTCGGTGTAGCGCGTGATGCTACCTGTGATGAGTTCGTGTATCCAAGTGAGAGGTTAGGGGTAGCCGCGCCAAGTGCTGTAGCGGCAGGATTGAAGAAGAACGCATTGAGTCCTGCACCGTTTGTGTAGCGTGGCAGAAGCCATGTGATTGTGTGCGTTCCTGTACCAGTTGACGTAATGTTGATGGCTGTCCCAGCAACAGCGTTTGCATACGATGTTGCTAGTTTAAATGTAGAGTTTGATACACGAATGACGTAGTAGTCAGTAGCCGTAGCAAGTCCTGCTGGGAGGGTAGTTGTAGTGGTCAGGCGAACACGGGTTCCAGTAAGGATGTTCGATGGTATGTTTGCGGTAGATGTATAGGTACAAATATCAGTCGTGTCATCTGCTGTAAACGTATCAGACTGCCCGAGCGTGTTGGTTGTAGCCTGTGCGGTAGTCGTAGTTACTGAGGTGACGCGATAGAAACCTACCATATCTATGAGGGCTAGGGTAGCTGGTGCTACCGTAGCAGCCGCCGTGAGTGCCTGAGCGTTGAGAATGTGCTTTGTATAGCCAGAAGCCTGTACATCACCGCCATGAAGCAAGCAACTCGCGGAGGTTGTGGTGTCTTTTACCGCCTGAAATGTGAGGTTAGTACCAGCGTCAAAGATAGCGTCTGGTGGTGGGTTTCCGTTTCCACGAGCAAGAAGGTGACATTCGTTTGCCACCGCCGCTGCGGTTGGGTTCATGTTCTTCGTCCAGTCGTTTCTCCAGTACTGTCCGTTTGATAAAGCCTGTATAAGTTGGTCGTGTGATGAAAATGCCATATATTTTAATTAGACCAGATAACCTTCATGTCTGCTAATATGCCTGTCGCGTTTAGTGCGCCGTTGGGTAGGCACACAAAGTTTAAAAAAGCGTCAGGTTTTATTTCGGGCAGATTACTTGATTGAATCAAGTAATCTGAGTTTGACGTTGCGGTTATCTCTAGTATAGCGGTTGAGACAAGTGGCTTTACAAGCACGAGAGAGAAGAGACCGACATCAGTCCCTAACATTGTAACACTTTCTATGCTTCGAACTCCTGTATCGCCATCTTGAAGTGGAATAAAGAGGCAGGAATTACCGTTTGTTGCTGTCGCTGATGTGACTACCACACCGAGAGCAGCTGAGGTGTTTTCTATGACAGTCTGGCTTACTCTACCAGATACACCGTCTTGGTTTGTATAGTTGATGAAGAAGGATTGTCCACCTGTTCTACCAGCAACCGATACAGCCATGACTCGCACACCGTCTCCGTCGGTATAGCGCGTAAGTGTGTTTGTGTTGTCCATCAACTGCTCATCCGTCGTACCCTCGTCAATAAGTGGATAGTACATGAGGTAGTCCATGAGAATCATAGACATAGGGAGTGCTGTTGAGGCTGTCGCAGAGAGAGTCGTACTTCTAAGGTACTTCTTAGCGGGAGTTACATCTGAACCATGGAAGAAACCACCGTCTGATGATTGCGTAATGACAGTGGCGGCTAGAGGTGTACCGAACCAGTATTTAGGAATGGGATTACCTGGAGAAAGAGCAAGGTCAAACCATAAGCCTGCTGTTGTTGTCTGTGACGGGTTTTTACGAAAATTGTATATATTCACCCTGCCCTCAAGTTCGGCATCGGCAACTTGTTTGATTCCATTTATCGCTGTCATACTTCGATAGGCTTCACAATGTACTCCTGTATAGGAGAGTTTTCAGTTATTGAGCGCGTCTTAGCAAACTCGTACGCTTCTCGCGCGTCAGCAAACGTTTGACCATTCCATTCCTGTTCGTCTGTCTTAGCAACGATAAAGCGAATTTCTGTCATACTTCCTTGCCAGTCAATGTGAAGGAGAACTCTCTACCAGTGCTTTCGTCTTTAATTCTCACATCTTCAGCAAACAAGGTTGTTTTTCCGTTCTTGAAAAACTCAGTAGCCGCTAGTGCGAAGAGTGAGTGTTTCAGTACAATAACAGAACTCTCACTGAGGTCATTGTTCGGCTTCGGTGCTTCTCCAAGGGAACTTTTCCCCGTCACCGTAGCTTCCATTACAGCGTACTTGGTCATATCAATCTTCCGTAACTGTCAATCCTGAAGCCGCAAAAAGTGGGGTAATGCCGCTTGATACTGAGCGTGAAGCGGTCAATGCACCAGAATATAGGATTTTAGAAGCACCAGATGACGCAGTTGTAATGGATACGTGGGTAATAGTTTCAGAACCAGAGGTACATTCAGGGAACTGAATCTGTGCCGCGTTTGTTGCCGTGTTAGTTGCAACTGTCCATCCACCTACAGTACGGGCAACGGCAACACGGGCATAAGAGCCGTATGCAGATTCGCTTGTAGTAGCTGTACCCGCTTCACCTGGGTCTGCGGTATGCAGAGCAACGTACAAAGAGCCTGCCGTAGCACTGTTTTGAAGACCCGAAGCGTCTCCAATATCAGCAATATCTACGTTGTTAAATATCAGTTGTAACAGGTCGTTTTCAAAAGTATTAGACTTCGACATAATGTGCTATATAATTTACAATTTGGCTTTTAATTATACTACGAGTAGGCTACGGAACTAAGGTTTCCGCTTGTATACGCTAGTGTTTTAGTAATAGGGGTTTTAATGATAAGTGCGCCCGAAATAACTACAGACGTGAGGTCGTCCCCCGTGTACGCCAACGTCTTAGTTATTGCACCTCGTGGAGTTGTATAAACCACCGAAGTGAGGTTGTCTCCAGTGTAGGTTAGAGAAAATGGATATGAATTGAGGTTTTTGGATACAGCCTCAAACGTTTTTCCGAAGAGTTCTTCCGATGAAGTAGACCCGCCAAACAGCGTAACCCCCTTCTTCGTGTTCCGTATAAGTTCCTCAAGTTCGTCCAACCCCTTGACCCTATCGCGGTCTATCTGTTTTTCTGAAGTGTTTATACGCTCAATAATCTCATCTCCAAGTATTTCCTTAACCCCAGGCATTTGGATACCAGCAAGTACACGGGAAACAATAGAGTCCTCATCAGCGTCTTTCCCGTCCAAACCATTTACACCGTCATTACCGTCCCTGCCATCTCGACCATCCTTACCGTCCTTAGCTTGTGTAATCGCAGAAGCAATAAGGTCAGATACTTGTTTTTCTGTAAGAGAAGAGTTTTGTACTTCGTCTATAAAAGAATAGAGTGCAGATATATCTTCTGCCAAATCTTGTAGGGCTTTGTCTATCGGTTCGTGAGAGTGAGAACCAAGAAATGTATTGAGGTCAGATTCTAGAGATTTAAGAGACGTTGAAAGCTCACTGATTTGCTCAGCATTAACTTTGTCGCCATCACGTATAAGTTTGGCGATACGAAGAGTTTTTTCAAGTTCAGTAAGTTTTTTATTCATCTTGTTCGCCTAACAATGGGATTGCACCTAAACCAAACGCCTCCACAGGCATCCGTGCTTTTTCGGGGGGTATTTTTATGACCCACCACTCGCCGTTGTCCTGTGAGATTTTACCCTCAACGATAAGTCCTTGTTTGCGGGCTTCTTTAGGGAAAGCTTCTTCGTTCAATTTGTAGACGAAGTGTTTGGTGTCTACTTTGCCAGAGATGTCGAAGGTTTCAGTGTTTCCATATTCTCTTGCATACTTTAAGTCCTCCTCGAAAAGAGTTTTCGCATCTACTCCCTCAAGCTCACTTCCAGCCTCCATTCGGTTTATGTCTTTCATTTGCTCAAATTCACTCTTTTGCACCGCCTTAAACTTCCCATCTCCGAGGACATCGGTTATTATCCAACCACCTTGCTCTCCAACTTGTGATACTTCTTTTCCTACTTGGAGTTCGCTGATGTCGTTTATTCTTTTGCCGTTTGATACCCAGTTTTCTTTTACGCCCAATCCTTCTATGCGTAGGGCTGTCTCTCCTGTAGGCACAAGCAGAGTATCCTTACCGTCTTTAGCGGCTCGTTTTACTTCTTCTCGGAAGGTGCGGAGGTGGGCGAGGGGGTCGTTGGATTCGTAGGCGGAGAGCGATTTCATTTCTTCTGTCCGTCTACCCGTTGCACCCTCAAGCAATTCGTTCATTCGCTTTTGTTCTTTTTTGTATGTCGCAAAGTCATCACCGTGTGAGTGTTGGCGTTCCAAAAGTGCGTCATATTCTTTTTGCTCGGCTTTGGTGAAGTTTCTGATTCCCTTATTCTCTTGAGCAAAGTTCTCCTTCTGCATCAAATCACTTTGCACTTCCATTAGTTTACGGGTAGTACCTTTGTCTTCGTAGCGGACGTGACTAAAGTAATTAGGAAACTTCTCGCCTTTCACTAATTTGCCCCCGTCCATGTACTCATTCGTTCCTGCGAAGTGAATTGAACCCGCACTCGTCTTTATCGGGCTTTGGTAGACGATTTCGCCATACTTACCATCACCTATGAAGTCCTCGCCTATGTTAGCCCAGCGAGGGGATTTTACGGGAGTAGGGGTAAGGGGTACGAGTTGCTTTTCTACATCTTTAGCGAGTTGGGGGAGGGAGATGGAATCCGCTTTATCCCACTCTGCTTTTAGTTGAGAGCGGGTTTTGACACTAGGTTTACTTTGTTCTCGCAAGTAAGACCATAGCTCATCCCGTGTTCTAAACTCGGCTATTGGGGCTTTGTAATTTGGTTCATAGCTTCTTGGGGTTATTTCATCAAAGTTACTAGTTTCAACCACCTTCCACGGTTTGTTATGCCACCCGACATTTCCGATTTTTACCCCGCCGACTTCACGGATTGAGTTCATCATTCCTTTTGTCTGGTCATTGAAAACAGAGCGGGTGGGAAGTTCCATACCCGTTTTTGCAGGGAACAACCCCTTATATGCCTGCTCCGCTGATGGAATATCTAAACCATACACCTTTCCTGTGCTGATTTGATTGGGGGTCGGGTCGTAGTATTTTTTGAAGTTCTCTAGTGTTCGCTGTTCAGGATTTAACTTCGCCAACATATCTAACTTTTCTTGGATGCTATTCGCTGGGTAAGCAATCTCGCGAACTAATGCACCACCACTACTATCATCAGCAACACGAGAAAGATTTTTACCAACCTGTGTTTCCCCCTGCCCCTTCACCCACTCATCAAAAGATTGACCAGAGGCTTTGGCTTTTACAATATCGTTTCCCTGCCTCTCCGCCGCCTCTCTCACCATATCCAAGTCCACTTTCTTGATACCTTCTTTCTGGGCGCGGTTGATTACTTCGTTGAACTGTTGAGGAGTGATTTCTTCGGGGAGTCCACGGAACTTTTCTAGGAGTTTGGTGGAGAGGTCTTTAGGTGGGGTGAAGGTGTTTGGTTTAGACTTTATACTACCCGCTTTCAGAAGTTCGTCCCCAGGAAATGGGTCTTTGTTTATATCTCGAACGGTGAGTCCTGGTCTTATAGACCGAGCGTATGCAAGAGAGCGTTGACCAAGAGGGGAATCAAAGAACTGGTCGCCAGGAGAGACTTTATTGAGGTGTTCGAGGATTGCATTTTTGTATAGTAAAAGTTCTTGTTCTGTTAATGTTTTACCTGCAAGGATTTTTCCTGCTAACCCCCGCATGGTTTTCTCTGCTATACCCCTGAGTTGACCAAACTTAACGAGTATTGGCACCATTACCTCTGGCATTGCCATAGCAAGTGTAATGAGCGCAAATGCGGGGTTACTACCTACGGCTAAAAGCCCTCCACCAAAAAGGAGGGACTGTGCATACGCACCCACCTTGTTTCCACTAGACGCTTCTATTCCCTCTAATGCCCGAACGAGCTGTATCTGCTGTGTAATGCCTGGTACGTAGTTTTCAAGACGTTTAAGTATCTCAGTTCTTCCCTTGTTTGTTGCGTTAGCAATCTTCGTGAGTGCTGTGTCGCTTAATGTCCATTGGTTGTCTCTGAATGTAAGAAAGTCTTTTTTGAGAGAACCCAACTCGCTTTTAACTGGTGCAAACGCTTCATCTGCTTCCTTGAGTCCTTTCACCTGCACCTTAGCGACACTGTCGTATGCTCTACGAAGTTCTTTTGCTATATCTACCGAGTGTTTTGTTCGAGTCGGGTCTTTTATTGCGTTCCAGTTGATAATGTCATCAAGTGCTTGACGGAAGTTAAGGTATTGATTCGGTGTAAGTGTGTTATCAAAACCATATTGTGAATACACACGTTCAATCGCAGAAACATCACCACCCGTAAGTGCGGGGGAATCTTTGGAAAGTTTAATTCTTCCGTCTTCAAACCCGATACCTCTCTTCGTGAGAACTTCCTGAAATGGATTTGTTTTGTAGGTTACAGGGGTCTCCAACATTCGTATATTGGTATACGCAGGGCCTAACTCAGAAACCTCATCTGAAAGTTGTGTAAACCTTGTGTTTACCATTTCACCAAGGTTGATTCTATTTAAACCACTTGCCTTTGCCGCTTGAAACTCATTTGGCTTAGTGATTATTGTTGTTATGTCATCTGGTGTAAGACCTGATGCCTTAGCAACACCAAAGCGCAATGCTTTTGCCGTGGCAGGAAGACCCGCCGACAAAGCCTTACCAACTATCGGGATAGCGGCTGGGATTGCTGTTCCTAACCCAGGTGTATATGGATTTTCTGCACCCTCTTGTAATTTAAGACCTGTTTCTGTTAAGTAACCTGACGTACCAAGTCCTGCGCCAAACCCAAGTGTTTTACCGACAACAGGGGCAAGCTTAGACGCAATTCTACCTACTGGTGTAGCCAAAGCTGCAACTTCGCCTGCCTGCCCTAAAATCTGTTGCACCCCGCGTGGGGTATTTAACGGTTGTTGCCCTGGCACCACCACAGTACCTAAAATTGGTGCTTTTAATACCTGTGTTGTTGCAAGAGGAACTTCTTTATTTCCTCCTAATACATGCGAAATCCCCGCGCCGATTGTTTGTCCAATTCTTGTAGCGACGGTTATCACGGGCGAAGCAAGAGAACCTATAAGACTAGGTCCTGGCACAGTATCACCCGCTGCTTGGGCGGCACGCTGAATTTCACTCGGGGTCATACCCGAGTCCAACATCTTTTTCAGTTGTGCGCTTGTGAGTTCAGCCATTTTAATAACCTCGGAAAAGTTGGTCTATGAATGAAGCGATTTCTGTTGATATAAGGTCGCCACCAGTATCAGCCCCTGCACTTGATTTTGCGGAGTTGTATTTTGACATTAGTGTTGGGTCTATTTGAGGGGATAGTCCAGAGAGTATAGAGTCTATTTGTTGGTTCATTGATTTCCATTTTGGAACAAAGCCGGACACATCTCTCCCCGAAGCCGCGTATGTTTCCAGATAGCTTTGGAAAGAGTTTTTTATTGTGGTTAGTGTCATTGCTGTAACCAAATCATTGGCTTGCTGGGGCGTTCGGATGTTAGGTAGGGTCTGTATATAGTTATTTATATCTGCGTCCGTTAGAACACCAACTTCACCATACACGCCCCTTGCAAGGTTTGGCACAGTTGAGCGAAGTTCCGCCCTAATCAACCTTGCCTTTACATCATAAGGATTATTGTCTCGCAAAAATCCTAATATCGGGTCAGTAACCGTACTGTCTATATCCTTTGCTAAATCATCAACCTGGTTAAGAACTATCGATGCTTTTACGAGTGGGGTTGTTTGGTCGCCCGTAAGCTGTTTTCCACCTTTTGTGCCTGAAAAAAGTGCTTCATAGTATGGCGTTGTCCCGTATTCGACATCACCTATTGCTTGTGGTAGTCCACTTGGGGCTTGTTCTGCCCCACCCAAATCTTTTACTACATTACCTGTGGTTGTATCTATTAGGATAGTCCTTCCGTTTTCCAGCTTTACAATGGAATTATTTTGCTGTGCTAGAAATGGAGCGGCCTTTTTTAACGCCTCGTCCAAAGATTTAGATGCCAAGACGGAGTTTACAACTTCGTTACCAGCTTTTTGAGCAATTATTGGAATTAGATTATAGATTGCGTTTTTCTGCTCTTTATCTTCTGCCAATGTTCTCTCCCTCTCAGCAAGTACCGCCAATCGTTTATCTGCCGCACGCTTTGTTGAGTCATCAAACTTATCGTAGTTCCTTTCAATAACCGCTTTTTGGTAATCAATTTGTGATTTGATTGGCGTAAACTCTGTATCGAGTGCGGATTGTACTCGTGCTTCTGCTTGCGCTATGTTACCCTGCAATGCTTCAGCTGCCGCAGACAAGGCAAAGTTCTTCACTGCCGTCTGTCTCTCAAAAGACTGTTGGTCTCCCTGTATAGCAAAGTTCGGTGCTAGCCTATCTTCGGCAATCTGCTGTTGAGTAAACGTCTGTACGTTGTTGGAACGTATCTGGCTATACAACTCATTCAACTGCTTATTCATGTCAGGAAGCCCCTCTTTTGTGGTGAGTTCCGCTTTTCGAGCCGTTGCCTGCCCCTCCTTTTCGGTTAATTGTCTAAGGGCTTCCAGGGATAGGTCAATATCACGGTCTGCCTTTTGTTCCTCTTGTGTTTTTTGAAACTGTTGGTCTAGGAATGTAGTGTCGGGGACAGCCGTTGAATAGGGGGACGGTACTGTATAAGGTTTAGGTGGTGTAGTGACTGAATCCACACTGACGGGAGGCGGTACGTTTGGTATGTTTACTGGTGTGTTTACAATATTAACCCCACTACCAAATGAAGCCGCCGACACTACCGCGCGTTTCTGTTCGTCTGTTAATCCTGTTACGTCTATCGTTGGTTTGGGAGGCATAGCTTGTTTAATTATAACGTTTCTTTACGTAAGAGTCGCATAACTCCATACATTGTTCGTTACATCGAATATGTATATACGGAGTGTTGCGCCATTTTTGTAATAGACTATCTGTTCATCGGGTGAAATGGGTACGTAAGTAGGTGCTGATGATACGGTACGGAAAAACCCCCTAGAACTCTCAAAGCGTGAGAACTTATCAGGTTCTTCAGATAACTTCACTGTACCGTAGGGTTTATTGGGCTTTGGTTCCATAAAGAATCAGTTTACCGAAAGATGGTAGCCCAGCAGATAACGTGAACGAGAAGCGTACCCTACTTGTGGTTAGATGCCCCTTTTCTGAGAAAAATAACCGCAAGTAATGTTCGTTTTGTGTATGGTTTGCTTCGTTTATTGTGAATTGTCGGCTTACACCAGAAGAAGAAAGCACACTAAACGTCATTGTGTCGCTTGCCCCAATACCATTCGGCATTTCTAAATCAACACGCTCTAGGTGGTATTCAGAACCTAAATCAAAGAATCTGGTTGTCCATGTTTCGTTGCTATCAGAACCAGCACCCGCAAGGTTAATCCAGTAAAGCCTATCGGAATCTGTGCCGTAAAAGATTTCGTCCTGCTTAAAGTCAGTGATGATTGTTGATATATTCCCCGTGTGACCGTGAAGTGGGTTGTGTATTACTGGCGATTCTGCGTTAGGAAACGGACGAGCAAACGCTGTGGCTTTCTTGCCGTGAATAAAACCATCTTTATAGAGATTTCCACCGTTTGTGTAGTTATAGTTTAGCCCGTCAAAAATAGAATCTTCATCAGAGTCAAAAGTGTATATAAGTTTTGGTTTTACACCATAGGCAATTTGATACACGGAACGCCCCGTAACAGCAAATAACCCATTTGGTGTGTTGTATATCTTACGAACTGCCGTTTCTGATGGCAAAGAAGTCTCCCATTCCCACGATGAGCCAGCGGCTGTATTTGTCGCCCACCAGACTATACGAACAGGCTCATAGCCCGAGTAGGAAGCGTCTAGTGTTTGAGATGTTGCAATTACTAAGTATCTACCGTCATCGCCTATTGCGGTTATAGTTTCGCGTCCGTCAAAATCTAATACATTGGTATCGTGGTTTGGTGTAGCTGTTCCGTCATCATACGTTTTGCCGACAATGTTATCATTCCCCCAATAAACGGTGTCATAAAGCCTATGAACAGGGTGATGGACTGTTGTATTCACTGTTACTGCTGTGTCACTCCACCCAGTTGGATATGTGCCTGACATATCCCAAGAACCTAATCGCGTCTGCCTAAAGTAGAAAAGTGTTGGTGTAGTAGCAGAGCGTGACTGAAAAGTAAATATCCCTCCAGTTGGGCTAGTTATAACATTTGCACCGTCTCTTAAATCAGATACATTTCTGTTAGTGTCTACTGAATAAAAGTGACCTCCGTCTCCGAGAATGTATGCGTTCCATGTGGAAGCCCGTGCATCTATACAGTAGGCAATGGGCGTATCTTCCACTACAGAGCCAGTAATGTTTGTCGGGGAAGCGGTCATAACCATAAGACCACGATACGTGTCGTCGTTGATTCCAGGGTTTAGTCCTACCGCTGTATCCCACACACCACCACGTAGGTCATGCTTACCTCTACTTCTCCCTGAAAGGAGAGCGTCTGGTGTGAGTGTTAGTAGTTTTTCCATATCACCTACCTATAATAATCTCTTTTATAAAAGCCCCAACAACACCAAATACCGCCCCTGCGCCAACACTGATGATAGACAGCTTCCCCCAAAGACTATCTTGTCTACCTTTCAGTTTAGAAATTTCATCTTGCTGTTTATCAAGTACTTCCTGATGCCTCTCCAAGAGCTTATTAGTTCCCTCTGAATAGGTTTTAACTGTACCCTCAAGGGTTCCTATCGCTCTCATTAAATCTTCGTGGTTGCAGACTTCCATATTAGTACATCATTGGGTTGCCTAGTGCTATGGGGCGGGGTTGGAAAGTGGGCGCACTTGCAGCTGGGGCAATGAGCATTGCTACTAACCACCCGTTACCTGAACTTATTGTAAAGTTAATACCCTCTGTTCCTGTTGTACCCAAAGAACCGTTTGTATCTGCATACCCAAGTGAGTTTGCAACAGCACGCAAAGTTAAAGCCCCCGCACCAGTTCCATTTCCTTGTGTCCCAGCGTCTGAACGAAAACCACCTATACCCCACGTATCTGCAACCGTGGAAGTAATATCTACATTTACGGGAGATGTGGCAGTGTTCTCAATTTTCCCAGGAGTTCCGTTTACTGGCGTGGTCTGGTCTACCCCCGTATAAGAGGCACAAGTACCACGAATGAAAACTGAAGCGGTTACGTTTATGACAACGTTATTTGAGCCAGTAGTTGGCGCAACCAAGTACCAAAATGTGTAAGTACGAGAAGATTCATCTGACATTGTAATACCCGCACTCGTACAGTTAGTTCCGTTATACGTTACGCTGGATGCACTTGCGCCCGATGAAACAATCGGCAAGACCACTAAGAGTCTGTCACTACCAGATGTCGTGTGTGCATACGTTAAAGACGTTCCTGTGGTTGTTTGTATATCTGTAAATGCGTCAAGTGCTATAGCCATGTTATTTTTCCCCTTTCTCTTCAAGAGAAGCAATCTCAACTTTACCCTCTACAATTTCACTACTATCAACGACATGTACCTTGAACATCGGGTCTTCAGCAAGCCTAACAACATGTTGGCCTGAACCCAAAATTGCGTAAGAATCGGCAGTTAAGTCGCCGTCGGGGGTGTCGTATTTAGGCTCACGCGCAGAGTTAATCCATACAAAACCTTCACCGTTTGATGGCTGTCCTGCCCCCTCCATACCCAATGCATTGTATTCTGCGTTTGTACAAGGGACACGGACAATTTCTTGAGTTGCTACATTCCTAAAATAGTGGAATGTGCGTTCGCCTACTATTTCAATCTTTGTTAGTGTTCTTTGTGTCGGCATGGTTAGTCGGTGTAACTATTGATTGGGTATTCAATCTTAACTGCTATCAACCGCGCGTCAGCGGCAAGTGTGTCTGAGCCGTTGTCTGCGTCCCTGTACGCACGAAGTTGTACTAATTGACCCCCCGCTGGAGAACCTGCCAAGGTAATTGCGGCGGTCGCAGAAGAAATGCGAACGGTATACGCCGAAGCACCATTTGCGTCTGTTACTGTTTGAGCCGTACCCCACGTTGCGTCTATAGCGTCACCATCAGCATAGGCACGACCCTGCAATCCCCATACGACAGAGTTTGTGGATGTAGAGTTCGCTGTCCAGATAAATGCGGCTGTAATAGTTCCCCCCGTGTAACTATCAGGCATGACAACAGTCCATTGAGCAAATTCATCGGTTGATTGGTCAAAGTCTAAGAAGTAGAGGTCTTGGTCGTTTGTGGTAAATTCAACTTTCGTGTTTGTTGCAGAACCGCTTGTTGTGGACGGCCAACCTCCTGCCGCCGTTAAGACTATTGTTCTCGTTGCTGTACGGTTAGCCACTACAATTTCATTACCCTCTACCGCGGCAACACCAGCTGAGGCACGTGATACGGTTGTATCAGAAGCGTGTCCAAGTTCAATCTGTTGTGCCGTGTGTGTATTGGTAGTGCTGTTTAATGGAACAGTAACACCCTCAACGGCAATGATTCCTGCCGATGAACGAGTGAGTGTAGTATCCGAGGCATGACCAACATTTATTCCTGTAAACTCTGGTGAATCTGCGGTTCCAAGACCAACTGCGTTACGAACTTCTGTCGCAGTGAGGTTTTCATACGCACCAGCGGTATCATCCCACCCAAAGACAGCATTTGCCCCAGCGTCTGCTAGTGTGACAGTTCTACCCTGAATACTGGTCAAGTTGGCAAGTGTATCTATAGCGGATTCGATAGTCGCTTCTGTTGTAGCGTCAAGAGCGTCAATGTTAGAAAGTGTAGTAGTTCCTGCTGAGTCATCAATAATGTTCACCGCGCCCATTGCTATTTTCCCTGATGCAGCAACAGAAAGTGTGTCAGTTGTAGAGTCGAAAGTAAGTGCTGCGTCGCCTTCAAGTGTTCCATCGCCTGTCCATACACCAACTTGGTTGTTGACGGGCGTACCTACTTTTGAAACATCACCTGAACCAGCAGGAGTCGCCCACGTGTTGTCTCCTCTAAGGAATGTTGATGAGTTAGCCGTCCCAGTAGCAGAAAGTTCAGTAACGCCTACGGTTGCTGCGTCTATGTTCCACGTGGAACCACTGGCCGATACTGTTATATCCCCCTTATCGCCATCTGTTACACCTGAAGCAAGGTCAACGATTGATTGAACGGTAACTTTCTTTAGGTTATCGGTATCTGAGGCATCTGCGATGAGTACGTGGTCGCCAACTGCCGCGGTTACAAGGGTTTTGCCTGTGATTGCCGTTTTATCTACCGTAAGAGCAGTTGAGCCTGTTACCTCTCCAGTGTGTGTTGCATTTGAAGTAACATCACCGACATACAAAACGTTTCCGTCTGAAACTGCGGCGTCAAGTTGAGCCTTTGTAGTAACAAGCGTGTTACTCGTTAGGTTGATTGTTTTGTTGGTAAGTGTCGCTACCGCGTCATCAATGTATGCAAGTATGTCAGCTTTTAAAGAAGCCCATGTCCACTTTTTAGTGGTACCCGAAGCGTCCATCGTTGTGTCTGAAATATCAACAACAGGCACTACGTCAGTATCTGCGATGTTGCTTGAGGCTAGTTCGGTGAGACCTGTTATTTTAGTGTCAGCCATACTACGACTTTGCTAGGTTAGTAAGAGAACCTCCCCCTTGTGCTAATACAATCTGGTCGCCATTCTGTAAAAGAAGAAAATCATTGTTCTGTAAAAGTAAAAACGAGTCCGTAGCAACAGACTTAAACTGATTGGTTAGTGTTGAAACGGCAGTTTTTGCAAGGTTAGAAAGTGAAGCCATGATTATACGGGTGCATTAGAACGTGCAATTATTCTTCTGCGCTGTGGGTTTCTTTTCTGTATCATCGCGTCCAATTCGTCCTCTCTGCGCTTTATCTGAGCTTCAATACGGGTAATCAGTACTTGGTTATCTGGCTTATTAACAACGAGCCAATCGTGTGAAGCATAGAGCGCAAGTAACTCGTGAAATGGTTTTGGAATACCAGGCTCTTTTGTGGTATCTGCTACTACAAAGTAAGACTGTTCGCGTTCAAAGAATATCTTTGCCCCTGCTGTTGCTGAATAGTTAGGCTCTGGGTAGAAAAAGATTGTGTTATTGGATTCAAGATAGTGAGTGGGGACACCTACGTCACTTGGGTTAGGAGAAATAGCACGCTCAGCAAGAGGGTGGTCTGCTGTCAGTGCAGAAAGTACAAGATACTCAGTAGATGTTGCTGAGGGTAGAATCTGTACGCCAGTTATGTTGAAAATGTCGAGTGAGTTGTCATCTTCTTTGATTGTATAGTCGTGAGTACCAGAAACTATGTTGAATGTTCCTGACGGGTGGTCAGTGTGGTTTGTGTCGTCCCAGCGGAGAGACTTAGAGTATGACAGGACTCTCGGTAGAATCCTGTCAAACCCTGAGTTTAATCTAGCGTTGAATTGTGCCTTGAGCGTGGCGTTTCCCGTAATACCAGCATCACCTAGACCAGTCCAAAACTCACACGTTTGCATGAGTCCGTCTTTAGTTGTGGTGTTGCTGTATTGCATGGTTATTTAGGTTTAGGAACGCTCGCCCATTTGTCGAACTTCTTGAATGTTGCCACAAACTCTGCCATTGAGTCAGCGATTGTGAAGATAACCTTACCGTCTTTTATGTCGGTAGTAACAGGTACTTCAAACTCTCCTAAGTGAGAGCCGCCAACCTTTTTAACGCGGTCAATAATCTGAAGTTTAACTTTGTTTACTTCCGTAATCAGGTCGTTTTGTTCTTTGTGAACTTTCTCGTGTTCCTTGGCTAGTCTTTCCATTTCAGCGGAGAGTTTTCTGCCTTTATCAACCATTTCCCCCTTTTTTGTGACTAGCTGAAAGAGCTTTGCGTCATCGAGTACAACCGTTCGTTCTGTTTTTTTACTTACCATAGTATTTTCTGAGTGCTGATAATGTTGTTGTTCCTTCTGCTAAGACGTTATTAGCCTCTTCTGTTTTCCCCGTTGCACGGTTGAAGACATCGGTTGCACGAGCCTTTGGGTCAATAAAGGCTGCCGTCCTTTTAATTTCTGTGCCTATTACTACTGGTATATCTGACATATTGTTTTTACGTTCACTTTGTCTTGCCCCCTCCAAAGTGAATAGAAGGGGCAAGCGCAAAAACTAGTTGTTAAACTGCTGAAACGATACGAACACCACCTGCATCGCGGTTTTCGATGACTCCGTAGAGGATGTCGCACGTAACAAGTGTACCGAGGTACTCTTGAATGTACGAAGCCTGCATACGAACTCCCATTTCATCTTTCTGACCTGGCAAAGCCGCCGTTGCCCAATGAATTGAATCGGGTGTAGCAAGCGCACCAGCATAGTCAGCGTTGGTGTTGATTTTTGTGATACGAGTTGACGTAATCACAGGGCGACCAAGCAATGAAGGTGCAGCCCCCTTAGTTACAGGGTTAGTTGCGCCGCCTGTGTTGATTGCGAGTGCGAAGGCATCAATACTCATAACGTCTTCCCAAAGAGTCTTCGGGTGCAAGAACCAGATAGCCTCTTCAAAGGAAGCGTTAGCTGTTTCAAGCGTTGAGACTGCTTCAAGAACTACTGCGCGTGTGAGTGCGACAGTTGTGGTTCCTACTGATGAAGAGAACGACTGGAAGAGGGTTGCAACCGCATCTTCAAGCGTTTTAGCAGCAGAGTATGCCGCGTTCTTCATGTATCGCTGTTGTACGTTGTAAGAACGTTTAACCTGTGCCGCTTCTTTGTCTTCAATCAAGAAGGAAACTTCACGGTGGTTGTTGACAACGAGCGAAACTGCGGTTTCAGTTGGTGATACCAACGTAACCTGAGTTCCAGCGGACTTCGTTGAAGCCGCCATTTCCGTCAAGTTCGGCGTGTAAAGGGTGTCACCACCATTTGCAAGCTCATCTGAACGGTTAGTAAAGGCGAGGGTCATCTTGAGTGCGGCGCGATAAAAGTCATTGACTTTCTCGCCCCAGACTTCAGGAATCATCACAGCCAAGTCAGTGGCTGTAAAGTGGTCAGTTCCAAGTGCCATATTTTAGTGAAAGTAAGTGGATTGGAACAGAAAGTTTAACCGTATTTTTGCTTGTAGAGAGCCTTGTGTTCCTCGTCTGAAAGACCAGGAGTATTAAGACCTTTTTTGACAGCAACCTTTGAGCCATTTGACGCTCTCAGTTGTGCCTGTTCCGCCTTAATCTTTGCTTCTCTATTAGAATTCCAAGTCGTGTACAGTTCTGATTTGAAAGCCTCATCGAGGGAAGTTCCCTCAAGTGCTGCAATCTTCTGAACTTGTGCTACCTGGTCATCTTCAAGTCCTTTGGCGTAGAGTTTAACTAAACCAAGGTCTGCTTTCTGTTCTTGTGCTTTAGGGGCAGAGGATTCTTCGGGTTTGGCTGGTGCCTTTTCCTTTAGTTTCGCTTCTGCTTTTTCAGCACGGATTTTGTAATTGTTTGCGAGGGTTTTGTAGTCGGGTTCATTACCCTTCTTTTCCTCACTAGAACCTTCAACCTGTTCGGTTACGGTGGTGTCGCCGTTGTCAGAAACTGAGGTGTCCTGACTTACCTGATTTTCGTCTCCCATAGATAGAATGTGTTTAAGGTCTCAAGCAAGACCGTGGAGATTTATTGACGAGCTAAATGCTCGTTTATCTTTATAATAAGTCAGAAGGACCAAAAACTCCTATACTCCTCGATTCTCAACTGTGCGTTTCGGCTCTTTTCCGTAAAGATTTTTCAACGCCGCGAATGAACGAGTGATAACTTCCTGAGCATCTGGTAGGGAAGATGTCTCTTCTTTACGAAATACGCGCTCAACGGCAATTTCCTTTAATTGGATAGCCATAAATGAAGCTAGAGCCTCCATCATTGCCTTGTCACTATAGAACTCGGCAAGTTTGTCTACCTTAAACTGTGGTTTTTTCTTAGCCATTATCGTTGCCCTGCTGGAAGTACGCTTTCAATCTTAGACGGTTGTGCAGCAACTGTTCTTGGGTCTACACCCTGTGCTTGGGGTGCGCCTTGTGCGGGGGCTGGCGAAGCACCAAAGGTGGTGGGGCTTATACCCGATATTTCCATCATCTCATTCACAATAACGCTACGCTGTGGGTCGCCTTGCGGTAAGTTTTGGAGTGCTACAGCAAGGGCATTAAGTTTGCGCTGTGAGTCCTCCATTTCGTCAGTAATGTTGAAGCGTACCTTGGTGCGAACTTTGTCTACGGTTATATACCCCGCTGGTATCTCAATCGTTCTATCGTTACGTGTAGAGAGAACGTCCTCAACACCAACTTGTATACCCGCAATAGCCTCGGGTGTAATTTCATCTTCAGACTGAATCAAGGCATCAATACCGCCGTTATTCATTTCAACCCGAACGGCTTTATCAATAAGCCGTAACTCTTTTGCTGAATACGAAGCCGTAAGTTTGTGTGCTTTGTTTATCTTCTTAATCAGGTGAGGAACTACCCAATCGACAAGGACTTCTTCAACATCAAAGCCGTCATCGTCTCTGCGCTTGTTAAAGATAGAACCACCCTGTGCGGCTTGTAATGCTTGTGCGGCGAAAGGAACACCTGCCTTAGCTTCTTCACCCGTAACCGCATTAAACGTTGATTGGTCACGCTGTGTGTTCACAAACCATGAGTCAACAACATTTTGGAATTGAGGTAGTGCCGCAGGAACAAGTGACATGCTCTCAAGATATTCATTGTCTCGAAGTTCAATAATTTCACCATCGAGAAGAGACGCGGCAGAAGGAATGTCGGACTTCTTATTCGTTTTGAGAATAACTTTTCCTGCCATGTCCATAGCAAACTTCTCTGCTATAACTGCATCATTAGTCCAAATCTGTGGTTCAAAGACTTCTTCCCAAACACCAATACCAAAGTCTCTATTTTCTACGGACTTTCTCTTAAAGTGCTTGAACCTGCTTTCCTTTAGTTCTGTGCAGAACAGACGGTACTTCTTTCTGTTTACTACAGCCAAAACCACGTTATAGAGACCAAAATCAAGCGTGTCTGCGTCCGCGTATTCTTCAAAGTATGTTTTCGGGAACTCACCTTCAATATCAAGTATTTCAATTTCTTTGTTGGGGTTTTTTGACTTCTTGTGTATCTCAATCACTTCGTTGATAACGTCTGTGTCCCAGATATTAGATTTCTTTCTAAGTTCAAGTGCTGATAACTCAAACTTTTCTACCTTTGCACCGCCCGTTATGTCTTTAGGGTTTACCGCAACGTTATTCCATTTGACCACATCAATAAACAGTTCCCCGTTTGCTTCTGTCTTCTTTAAAAGTACTGAACCGAACTCAGACTTCTTGCGCTGGTATTCATCAATGAAACGTCCAAACTTGTTGTCGCGCATCCACTGTTGAAGTTCTTTGTTGATGACAAGAGAGAACACGTAGTCCCCATCTGTTGCACTGGCCTCAATAGCCTTTCGGTCAATGTTCTTAGCCCTAAACTCAACGTCCACTATTGCGTTGCCGATGTTGCGGAATGGCTTACGCCTTTTCAGTTGGTCTTCCTGCCCGTCAAGATACTTTGAAAGTATGTAGTAAGTAATGTTCTTAATTAACTTCGGGGCGTTAAATTCAATACCCTCAACAATAGTGATAGTCCCCTTCTCATACAGGGAAATGAAATCTTCTATCTCAGAAAGAAATTCGTTTGTTACGTTGAGCATTTTAGTTTCATTATACCCCCCTCGTTTCAATCTTTCGCATGATTGTT